ACTTGAGTTGGGTTTGTTATAAAATTAAGTGTATTTTTTTTAAAAATTTTTAAGTTTCCTGAGTTTAGTATTTCCTGAATTTTTAACAAAGGTCTTTTAAATTCTTTTAAACTAGATGCGTATTGAGACAAAATATTTTTTTCCAACTGTTTCATTATAGCTAATCCATGTTGGTCAGGATTAAATTTGTACAATATCTTGTTATAAAACATACCCATATTCATAACATTCATATTAAATTGAAAATAAATGCTATTTATAGTAAATAATTCATTTGAATAAATAATTCGTGTAAATGTTCCTGGCATTATTTTGTTTTTAACAGCATTTAAAAAACACACACACATATCATTCAACGTTTGCTCATTTAAATATAGTTTTTTTATTGGTTGTGTTTGCATTTTTACAACATGACTATTTGATTGTTGATACATTTTTGATTTCTACCTTAATTACTTTAAAATGTTTATATTGTTTTGTGTTTTAATAGTTTTATCATAATAATAATATTAAGGTATTAGTAAGAAGGCAAAAGACATATGAATGCTCCGCCACCTACCACCACCAGTTCTGCTCCTACAGTTTTAAAATTCGAGTCAAATAATAAATATTTAAACGCAACTGAAGATTTTTTTAAATCCAATAGTATTGTCGCTAAGTTGGCTTTTCTTTTGCTGGTTGTTTTTGTATTTGTTATGCTTCTTCGTGTAGGAATAAGTATATTAGGATATTTTATGGGTCCAAACAACACAGCCAAGTTAGTTAAAGGCACAATTGATGCATCTAGCAATCCCATGGTAATTCCCCAAAATCCAAATGAAAATGGTGCGGTTACGTTAAATCGGTCTGTTAACGAAACTAACGGGATTGAGTTTACTTGGTCTGTTTGGATTTACGTAAATGGTGACGATATGGATACTAATAAGTACCGATGCGTGTTTTACAAAGGCAATGACTATGCAACACAAATGTCTTCGTCACCTCCTTCAGATAAAGATGTTAATGTTGACTCGCTTGACTACTTGGGCATGAATTTTCCCAACAATGCACCTGGACTCTATATAACGCCAAACACAAATAATTTGGCCGTCATTATGAACACATTTAACGTTATAAACGAAGAAATTATTATTAATGATATTCCACTAAACAAATGGCTCAACGTTGTTATTCGCTGCCAAAATACCAATTTGGACGTTTATATTAACGGCACTATTGCTAAAAGCCATGTCCTTCACGGCGTTCCCAAGCAAAACTATGGCAATGTTTATGTAGCACCCAATGGAGGGTTTTCTGGCTATCTCTCTAACCTTTGGTATTATAACTATGCCTTAGGAACTACTGCAATTCAGGGTTTAACCACTACTGGACCAAGTACTACACTGACTGGTGAGAGTAATATTGACATGAAGGATGCCGACTACTTATCATTACGGTGGTTCTTTTACGGAGCACAAGACGGATATAATCCTTAAACCCAATTATTATAAAAATGAAATTAAAAATTATATAAAACTACACAACAAATATATATAAAATATGGGAAACGAAAATAGCACCACATCAAAGAAACAAACTGATAGAATATTTCAACTATGTACAAACAACAAAAGTGTAATTGAAACATTGCCACTTATTATTCATACCGATATTCGCTTATATAATAGATTATATGGATTTACACAATATTATGATGCTTTGTCTGAATTGTATGAAAGAGACGAACGAATAGCAGGCAATGAATTGTTCTGCTATGTGCAAAATAAAGATATCAAACAATATTTAACTAAATATTTATTGGAAAATACAGAAACACTAAATAAAACAGAAGTATTGTGCCGAAAAGAAATGGTTAATGTTTGTGATTGGATGCAAGCAATGTATGATAAATATCCTGACGAAATTAACAACTGGCACTTTGTTTATAAAATGTCATTTTCCAAGTTATTCAAATTCTATTTTGACGACTGTTATAAAAGTGTCGTGACATTTTGTAAGACGCTACCAATTCCTGAATTGGTGCCTGTTGTTAAAGAACAAATTCCTAAAATATCATCTATCATAGAAAAACCCTATGTTGTTAAATCCAAATCGATGGAAATTGAATCATCTGCTACTGCAAATGAAACACATAATCCTGTGTATTTAGAAACAGATTTGTTAATATTCAAAGACAAAATCCAATAAAATGTTGGTTTTTTTAATTTTTTATTGTTTGTTAACAATAAAATAAATAAGTATAAGTAAAAGACTTGTGGTGAAAATGCGTGACAAATCACCAAAAAATAAAAAAGAAAAATCAAAGTCAGTTTCAATACCAAGTAACGTTGTGAATGATATTCGGGCACAAGTTCCAGATTTAGACGAGTTTGAAGATATGATTGAAAAAGATGCAGACACGCTTATTACGTACGATGCTGACTGCATCAGAAAACGCTCCAACTGGACTATCAGTAGTAATGCTTTTAAATTTGATAACGTGGATTTTAACCCAACAAAACTGTTGAAAGACATGACATTGCGGTCGCCTAAAATGACTGAACTGCTAAAGCATATTAAAGAAATTGATGCCGCGGATATGAAACGAGACGGTCGTCATTACAAGCATTTTATTTTTTCTGATTTAAAAAATGGATTATATGGTGCTAAGTTGATTGCTGCTGCATTTATTGCAAGTGGATACAACCTGGGCTATACTGCTAAACCGTCTAAGGTTGGGTCGCAAAAAGACTTTACAAAGATTGAATTACTTAATGATGCAGTTTTAGCCAAAACCGCATTTAACAACTTTTACTTACTATCTTCTGTTGGTGTATTTGACCAACCGATTGCAACTGCAACAAAAAAGGCTATTCTAAAAAAGTATAATGATAGGCCTGGAAACATATACGGGAAAGACATTCGGTTTATTATCATGGACAGTGGGTTTAAAGAAGGAATCGACTTATTTGATGTCAAGTATATTCATATATTTGAACCACAAACTACGGCTGCAGACCAAAAGCAGGTTATTGGACGTGGTACAAGAACTTGTGGACAAAAGGGTCTTGTGTTTAATCCTAAGCAAGGTTGGCCTCTTTATGTATTTAACTATGACTTAACAATTGCTCCCAAGTACCAAGAAACATTTTATGATTCAAAAACGTCAATTGAGTTATACTTAAAATCAGTTGGAATTGATTTTCGGTTGTTTACTTTTGCAAGTGATTTAGAAAAAGCAACTATTTTAGGGTCTGTTGACTATGAATTAAATAAAAAAATTCACGAATTTTCTATAAACAATTCAACATCCAAATCCAAATCCAAATCCAAATCCAGATCTAAATCTAAATCCAAATCTAAATCCAAAAGTTTAGCCAACATATCTCGAACTGGAGGATCAAGTCTTAGCCAATCACCAAACATCAAAAGTAAAACATGGAAAGTTAAGCGATGTCCTAAAGGCCAAAAACGAAGTAAAACCACAAAAAAATGTAAACTTAAGCGATGTGCAGAAGGAACTCACAGAGATTCAAAAACAAAAAAATGTGTCAAGTATCAAAGAAAATATAAATCCAAACCCAAATATAATTCACTTGCTGATATTAGTAAAGCATCAATTTCATATAATTCATCTGTACCCAGTAAACACTCAAGTATTTATGATTCCTTTCGTGACCCTTTTGCTCCAGACATGGAAGCTATGAACTTTAATGAACTTCGAAATTATATTAGTGACCACTTTAGCAAACATTCATGGGATAATGTAAAAATGGAAAATATGTGTGGTTATGCGGGTCCAAGCATTGCAAATACAAGCATTGCAAGTTCAAACACAATAAATAAAAAAGGTGGAGGAAAAACAGACCTTATAAATTTTACACCAACCCAGGACTTTATCCGAAATTATTTCACAGTTAATAATCCTGTGCGAGGAATGCTTCTTTGGCACTCGGTTGGTACTGGTAAAACATGCTCAGCTATTGCCGCCGCAACTACAGCATTTGAGCCTTTAGGATATACTATTCTGTGGGTAACACGAACCACTTTAAAAAACGACATTTGGAAAAACATGTTTGACCAAGTTTGTCATGAAAAGTTTCGACAAGACCGCATTAAAAACACTCCTGATGACAACACAAGTCGCATGCGAATGTTGTCTAAATCCTGGAGTATACGTCCCATGTCTTACAAACAGTTTAGTAATCTTGTTTCAAAAAAAAATTCGCTTTATGATGATCTAGTTAAAAAAAATGGGTCTGCTGACCCTTTAAGAAAAACACTTTTAGTTATCGATGAAGCACACAAGTTGTATGGTGGTACTGACCTATCTTCATTAGAACGGCCTGATATGAATGCTTTGCACAAGGCTTTGATGAACTCTTATATTGTCTCAGGTAGTAAATCTGTTAAAGTTTTACTCATGACTGCTACGCCTATTACCAATAACCCCATGGAGTTAATTAAACTGCTAAATTTAACCAAGTTACCCCAAAATCAAATGCCTACAGACTTTGACGCATTTGCTGGCGAGTATTTAAGTGTTGATAATGGGACATTTACTACAACTGGTCAGAAAAAATATCTAAATGACATTGCGGGACATGTTAGTTATCTGAATCGTGAGCGAGATGCACGGCAGTTTGCCCAGCCCCATATTCAGCCAATTCGTGTACCTATGGTGTCTCCTCAGGTTGCTAACATGATTAGTACATTAGACAAAAGAATGGCCAAGCAAATAATCGAGGCCGAGGTTGCACCTCTGGTTGCTGAGCAAAAACGCTACCAAAAACAACTAAATGGTGACCTAAAAGATATAAGCCAAGCCAAGTTTGCGTTTATTGATGCTAAAATGTGCAAAAAGTTAGAGCCAAAAGATAAAACCGAGTGCAAGGAAATTGTAAAGTCCCACGTTGCCGATATAATGCATGACTTGCAAAACCGCAAAGATGAAATTAAGAAATCATTGGCCACACTAAAAGACCAAATGTCTAAAATTAAAGATGCTCACAAAATATCTGGTAAAGTGGATGCAGAAGAAATGAAACAATACAAACAAACCACGTTTTATAACCTCAAGTATACATGTGGTACAAAAAGCACAAGCGAATCTCAGCTTATGAAAAACATCAAGGCTCATCCAACCATGATTGCAATGGATGACTACATTGCCGACCTTGAATCAAACACAACACAAATTAAAGCTGACCTTACCCTACAAATATCTGCATACAAAAATAGGGTTCTTCAGTTAAAAGAAGATATGAGAGCAAGTGATGACAAGTCGGAAGTAAATCGCATTCAACAAATTATTCAATTCGAAAAAGAACAAGCCAGTAAATTTGCAACAAACCAAACAAAAATAGTTAAAGTGCGAACCGCATTGTTAAACAAAACACGAAAAAATATGATAACACGAAAATCCAAAATATTAAGTGGGTTACGCAAACATTTCAAAAAAACTCTAAAAGCCGAAAAAAAGCAAGAAATAGTTAATGTAAAGCAATTACAAAAGGAACGCCGAGATGTGCAAAAAAATGCCAAGGACAACAAGCACTTGCAAGACGAAACCTTAAAGCAAACAATTCAAGATCGTGAGCAAGTTATAATGGACGAAATTCATCCCTTACTACAAAATTCAGAAAACATACAACTAGAACGAGAACGTAACCAAATTCAAAAGGGTAATACTATGGTTAGAAAAGAGTTGATTAAAACACGAAAACACAAAAACCGTGTCCGTAAAAAAGCCGAAATAGACCATAAACGATATGAAAAAGACCAAAAAAAATGGAAACTAAAGCATTTAAAATCAATTGTTCAAACAGCAAAATCTAAAGATAAAGCATTCCAAGAAAAACATAAAACCAGGAAAAAATACGGGCGTGTCATGGCCGAATTGAAAAAAAAATAATAAAAGTCTATTAAAAGAAGAAAGTTAATATTATGTTTAAATCCATAAAATACAAACAAAAGTTTAGGAAAAATCCTAAACATAAGCATACAAGAAAACAAGCAAAAACAAAAACCAAAGGAGGAGGATTATTGTCTGCATGGTCCGCTTTAAATATGCGGGCGTATTCTAAAGCATTAGAGAAAAGATTGATTGAAACACATAATGATAAGGATTGGATAACTACAACCCAAAAAGGTTTTTTTGGTAGAAGTGCGTTATAATTAATAACATGTAAACAAAAATAAAACATAATAAAAGAGTACAAGAAGAAAGTATTCATGGATTATTCAAAAGTTCCCCATTATATTTTATTCTTTGCTTTGTTTATTTTAGGGCAATCTTTGTCCATGTGGGGTCAATTTGTAACCCTGCCGTATAAAAACCTAAGTATGTGGGAAGCATACAAGATGGCAATTCCGTTTGCGTGGATGGATTGGTTTGTTATGACTTTTACCGTAATGGTCGGAGACAAGTATGACCTTGTAACACCGACTCAGGATACATTCTTACTAATCATAATTCAGTTTGCGTTGATTTTAGTCATCAATCACTTTTACTTGAAACAAACTGTGTTTCGCAGTGACATTGCCGCATTTTTCATCATATTAATAGGCTTTTTCATTAGTTTTTTTCATGGTGCATCCAAGCTGGTTGGAGCAAAAATCCCTGAAGAAGTAGCTGAAGAACGCTAATGCTTCATTTTCAATAAAAAACTGACTCAAATCCATTAACCCCCCAATCTCTAAACTTGAGTATATTGCAAGGATGAAACCTATTTTTCATTAAGTCTTCTTTAAACAACATACAGTTATGTTTCATTTGTTTATAATCATAGTTGAATATACGCGGATTTTTAGATAAATCATACCAATATATTTTATTTGGATTAGTTCCAATCACCATAAATTCTGGTGAAACACAATGTCTTCTTTTGTTTCGATTATTTTCAAGCAACTGCATGGCATGTTCTGACAAATTTCCAGACAATTTTGACAAATTTATTTTATCTGGATTCTTTTCAAGCAACCGCATAGCACCTTCTGACGGATTTTCTGACAAATTATCCCAATTTATTTTATCTTGATTTTTTTCTAGCAACCGCATAGCACCTTCTGACGGATTGCAAGACAACTGATACCAATTTATTTTATCTTGATTTTTTTCTAGCAACCGCATAGCACCTTCTGACGTATTTTCAGACAAATACCACCAATGTATTTTATCTTGATTTTTTTCTAGCAAATGCATAACTGACGGATTATAAGCCAAACATCTCCAAATTATTTTATCTGGATTTTTTTCTAGCAACTGCATTGCTGATGTATTTCCAGACAAATACATCCAATTTATTTTATTTTGATTTTTTTCTAGCAACCGCATAGCACCTTCTGACGAATTTCTAGACAACCAACGCCAAACTATTTTATCTGGATTTTTTTCTAGCAACCGCATAGCACCTTCTGACGGATTTTGAGACAAATTATCCCAATCTATTTTATCTTGATTTTTTTCTAGCAACCGCATAGCACCTTCTGACGGATTATTAGACAAATTATCCCAATCTATTTCATCTTGATTTTTTTCTAGCAACCGCATAGCACCTTCTGACGGATTATTAGACAACACACCCCAATGTATTTCATCTTGATTCTTTTCTAGCAAGCGAATAACACCTTTTGAATTATTACCAGACAAATGAATCCAATCTATTTTATCTTGATTCTTTTCTAGCAATTGCATAGCACCATCTGACTCATTCAAAGACAACCAATCCCAACGTATTTTATCTTGATTTTTTTTTAGCAATTGCATAGCACCATCTGACTCATTCAAAGACAACCGATCCCAACGTATTTTATCTTGATTTATCCAATTTAATAAACGCATTGGTAATTTTACATTCATGGTTTCTTTAATAAATCTTACACATATTTTATTACATTTTTTATTTCATTTTTTATTTCATTTTTTCTAAAAACCAAATCCCCTGTAAAAAGCAATCAGACAAGTCATCTTTTTTTTTACAAGAAATAAAGTAATCATTCCATTTCGCCAAAGTATCGGTTGTTTGAATAATATCAGCAGATGTGGCAACTGCTTTCTTTTTTCTTGCATCATATTGCTTTTTTTTATTTGTTTTATTTGTTTTATTTGTTTCATTTGTTTTATTTGTTTCATTTGTTTTATTTGTTTCATTTGTTTTATTTGTTTTATTTGTTTCATTATTTGCACTTGTTAGTTCGTGACTATTATTCAGTGAATATTTTTTTAATTTATTTGTTGCACTGATAAATTCCACACAAACATCTGTATTACGCGTAAAAAAATACTGCATCAGCATTCCCTGTATGGTTTTCATTCTAGTTGCTAAAGATCCAATTTGATTTTCTATAATAACATGAGTTATGTCTCTCACGTTTAATGTGTCAAAATACTGAATAATGTTTCGGCCAATAATTTGCAGAGGAATGGTTGCACACTTTTTCTTTGGAGCCAAAGAATTTATTAAAGTTACTCCATGAATATTTTGATGACTAACTAACAAATCGATTAATTCATTCTTTTTTTTAACATTATTTGTATTAATATTGTATTTGTTAGTTAAACAAATTAATTCCTTAAGTAATGCTTTTTTTAATGCTGGTAATAATAACTCTTTTATATTAAAGTAAGGGTCTTTTTTAGCGTGTACTTCGCACAAATAGTTATTATTTAACAACCCTTTTTTATATAACGCTTGTTTGACACATTTTTTTTCTTTTTTTGTGCCTGCATAGTTATAGCAAGTGCATTCATACACTGGATGAATAACTGGATTTAACTCGATGAGATTTACAATATCCCAATGTTCCATAATAAGTTTGGTTTCAATTGACTGAGATAATACACAAAACGAACAGTTTTTAATTCCTACATCAATGCTGATAATTTTCATGTCTTATTTAATATAACATTTTGTTTATATTTTGTTTTTGTTAGTTTAGAATAAAATAAAAGGAATATAATAATGAAAGCTTATGCAACTAAAAATAAGCGTCGAAAACATTCTCGTAAAACAATAAAACATAAACGACAGCATGGTGCGTCAAATACGCCATCTATTGCTCCGTATGCAATATCTTCCAAAAATGGTGGTAGTTTTTCAGTTCCTGCACCATTAGTTGGTGCACCATGGACCAGCAGTCCAAATTCATGGTCAGGCTATGGAACTGGTAATGAAAATCACGGCAACCATTTTCCACAAAATATGTACAATCAAGACACAAAGATGATGATTAAATATACAGGAGGAAGGAAAACGCGTAGAAAAAAGAAAAGACAAAAAAAAAACAAAAAACATAAAATTAAAAATACTACTAGTAAACATAGGCAGAAACGTAACAGTAAACGTAGTGGAGGCGCATCTTTCATACAAAATGTAGCCAACAGTTATCGTGACATAGCATATAACTTTGACTCGGGTTATAATGCATTGCGTGGATATAATTCTCCGGTTAATCCTGCACCATATAAAGACCAACTTCAAGCTAGATAACCATGATAAAAAAATGATTTTTATTTTGTATTTAAAAAATAAAAAAACTAATAAAAAAATAAAAATGATTTATAATATTGTTAAGTTAATCAGTAGTATTATAAATTAATAATAAAATATGACAACTATCGAGAAATCTACTAAACAAGCGGTTGAGAAAATGACCAATATAGTTGGAACTCTTATTCAGTGCATGACATCATTTAAAGATGTTCCGGAATCATTAAATAAAATCGAGGATGTATTAACTCACAAAGATTTGCTTACAAAGTGGATTAGTTTTGGAGTTAATTTAGTTGAATCTGAGGCTCAAGAAATAAATGTTGATGTTAACGCAAATATAAAAAGTGAGTCTAAACCTGAGCCTAATACTGAGCCTAATACTGAGCCTAATACTGAGCCTAATACTGAGCCTAATACTGAGCCTAATACTGAGCCTAATACTGAGCCTAATATTATTGATGATGTTCAAGAGAATATTAAGGATGTTAAGGATGTTAAGACTAATAAGTTAGAAAAAAATGCAAAAGAAAAAGATGATGCAAAAGCAATTAAATTAGCGGAAAAGGCAAAAGAAAAAGCAAAAGAAAAAGAAGAAAAAGCAAAAGAAAAAGAAGAGAAAGCAATCGAAAAAGCAAAAGAAAAAGAAAAGAAAGCAATCGAAAAAACAAAAGAAAAATCATTAAAACCTCGGGGAAGACCTAAAAAAAATCAACAAAATGTGGTAGATAATACTAATAATGTTGAAAATATGATTTTGTCAAATGCAATTGAAATAAATTATGAGAACTTTGATGAAATAATTATTGACCAAATAACATATTTAGTATTTAATGCAAAATCGAATGATGATTTTAGTTATGGTGATGTGTTTACTGCTGATTTTGAAAAAAATGGCGAAAATAAGTGTGGAGATTATAATTTTAAGACCAAAACAATGATATTGTGTTAATTAAATTAAATTATATTTTTTATATTTAATAAAATATAAATAATAAAACGTAAAAAATAAGTAAAAACAATATAAATAAAGTGGAAGGTGTATATAATAATATTATAAATTTAAATGTCTTATATTTTTAATGAAGACAATGTAGTAATGGCGTTTAAAACGGTTCAAATAAACCCCATTCGCACTCTTTTTTCATGCATAAAAGAGTTATTGGTTTCTGGAGATATAGTTTTTAAAAAAGAAGGATTTAAAATGATGGAAATGGATGACTCTTTAATTATTTTGCTTCATCTTTTTATGGATGCAGAAAAGTTAGAATATTATATATGTAAAAAGGAACAAATTGTGATTGGTCTTAAATTTGAGCATTTTTACAAGTGTATTAATTCGTTTGATTCAGAAGAAGAATTAACCATTTGTATTGAAAATGAAGACTATTCCAACGGATTTGTTTCACAGTTAACTCTTATTGGAGAAGGAAAGGGTAAAACTAGAATTAAAAAGATTCAGTTAGGAGAGCCAGGAAACAATGAACATGACTATCCCGAGATTAATTATCCAAGGATTCGAACATTTTCTTCTCCAGAGTTTGCAAAGATTGTTAAGCACATGTCAGATATTTCAAAAACCCTTGAAATAAAATGTGTTGGCAACGAGTTATTTTTTAAAGGGTCTGGGTCAATGTCGTCTGAAACCGACCACAGAACACCCACTATAACAGTGGGTGATACTAGTCAGGAAGACATGTCCAAGATTGTGCATGGAGAATTTTCTCTGAAATATTTAAGTTTGTTTGTTCGGTGTAAGGAGTTGTGTCCTCAGCTTGAATTATATTTAGATAACGATGCTCCTTTAATAATAAAATATGATGTGTTTAATATGGGTGTTTTAAGGTTAGCATTAAATTCAGTGGATACTTAAAATAGTATAGTAAAAATATAAAATATAATGTTTATCTAAACAAACATTATGGTAAAACAATTTACCATTTATGGCGAAAGATGTAGTGGAACCAATTATTTAGAAGGGTTAATAACTAAAAATTTTAATGCAACAATCACCTGGAAATATGGATGGAAGCATTTTTTTGGCCATAATGACTTATCAAATACGAATGACACCTTGTTTATTGGCATTGTTCGTAATCCGTGCGACTGGTTAAATTCTTTGTTTAAATCACCACATCATTTATCTAATTCAATTAAGCCCCAAGAGATACCACCTAAATTTAATACTAATTATGCTGCTCAACAAATAGTTCACAATCGCAATGCATACAATTTTTTAAATAACCAATTTTGGTCTTTACATGATAATACCAACAAAGAACTAATGGAAGACCGCAACATGTACACTAAACACCGATACAATAATATATTTGAAATGCGTTATACTAAACTAAAATTTCTAATAGAAGACATGCCAAAGCAAACTAATCATTATATATTAATCAAATACGAAGACTTAATCAATAACTTTGAACAAACTATGAATCATATTAAAGAAGCTGGAAATTTGGAAGTGAAATCAAATATACACTATCCATTGAATGTGGATACTTACAAAGCAATAGCAAGTGCAGGCAAATTTTCTAAAACATATAAAGATATAAATAAACATCCTCCTTTACCAAAACATAAAATATTAAACAATAAATTGTTCTTTCAAACTTATGAAAAGCAATTGGGATATAATCAAACTGCTTAGTTGAATAATATTTTTCGCTGTTCAGTCATAAGATTATCTGTAATAATATGTGTTTTTAAATACTGTGCTGTTATTTTGTCTTCAAGCATCTGAATAATAAAGTAAAGAGAATACATTCCACATTCAGTATCACTATACTGGTGCTCAACTGGATGATTTTGGTCAAACTTGAAATTTATTGGCGGTTTTTGGTTTTTCCCCTGTTTAATTATACGGTTCACTAAAACCATAACTTCTTTCGGTGCTGTAGTTCCCACACTATCAAAAAAGAATATTTTTCCCTTTTTTATATTAACAAACATGGATATCCAGTGTTGACCTGGCTTATCATGAGGGTCTGTATTAAAGATAATACCAATCTTCGTTTTATCCTTGGACAAACATTTTTTTATGCTAAATTTGCACAGCTCTTCCCATATACAATCGTCATTAGGATTTACACCATTTCCCTTGGTTCGTGTATCAAAATCAATCGGAGATGGTCCAATAAAATCAAAGCACTTGTATGCGAATTCATATTGTTTCATTACATCTGCAATGTTAATATTGTCTAGCCACATATTTGGCTTTGTTGACCATTCTTTGGGAGCATTAGGAGCGAATGCTTTATTTAAATCTTTAGCCTTTGCACCCAGTTGGTCAACCCAGCACGATTCGTCATTGCATTTGTTTTTAAACTTACCTTTTAAAGCACTCCATACATCACTTAAAGATGCTGACTTTGAAATAATATCATTG